AATTTTGGAATGATAGGGACTGGGCTCCAGTCTAGATTTAGATATGACAAGTCTCCGTTGATAGACAGTTCGTCTTTATATTTTTGAACTGATTGCTCTCCACGAGCGTACAACCTTAAGTTGTGATAGTTGTTGGAGTTACCTTTGTATTTACTGTTGTTCTGATCGTCGTTGAACCACTCAGACTCTATAGCCTTAGCTACTTTTAAACCGTAATCATAACTTACCTTCTCAACGTCACCCACTGTTTGACTTGGGAAATAACTCTTTATAACAGACTCTGCCATATTTATTTAATTATTTGTGATATACTCCCAGTATTCTTATACCTAGAGATACTTATGTTTAATTTAGGTTTTTCTACTTTTCCGTTCGGTGTATACAAGTGTCTGTTGCAAGCCATTATGGCTAATCCAGAACTTATAGAGGCATCAAACTTTGTTCTTTTATTTATATCAAATTTCGTCCAATCGTTAAGCAGAGCATTAAAGTATAGATCTCCAAAAGTACCGTCTTGCTTCATTCCAACGTGATCATTAATATACATTTCAATAGCAGCCGCGTGAGCTTGCTTAATATCTTCACTTGAGTTTGGTATACCTCCAACTTCTTTCTCCGCTGTAGATAGTTTATTCCAAACCTTATCTGGTCTATTCATTGAAAAACCTCTATATCCTCTTCGTCTTAGATAGTATAACAACCTTGGCTTGTTATTCTCCGCTAGTATTGGCATACCGTAAAATACTAATGCCATCAACACATCCTCGAAGAACATTTCCGCGGTTTGTGGTCTAGCTAGGTATTCCAAAAAGAACGAGTTGGCAGGAGAATCCTCCATACTAAACTTGGTTAGTCCATGAAGCGCTCCTTTAGAGCCTTTACCATCAACAGTACCACTAATATCATAACTATCACAACCGAACGCACCAACGTGTTCGTTTCCTGGGTGCTTAACTCCATTCTTTAATATCACTCTATTTTGTAGATTTGTAGGTGGTACCCAACTTATTTTAAATCTTCCATTTGGATCTGGTGTAAAAATAACTTGCGTATCCTTAACCCCATTAGCCCACTGGAAGCTCCCAGTTGTTACGCCCAACGATCTACTTAATTCTTCGTTGTAATCTATCTGTTCGTATAGTTTAACTAAGTTAAATATACTATTTTTTGTTTCATCTCTAAACGCGTGCTCTTCAGTTCTTGGGAACTGTCGGTAAAACTCATTCAAAGCATCTTGATCGTCTTTCAACCCATCAACTTCATTCTGCCAGTTTTCTACAACACCAACATCTATTAATTCACCATCTGGTCCGAAGACATCATCACTTGGAGTATCAAAGACTGGATTTCCGTATCTGTCAATAAATCCTTCATAGTTCCATTCCATTGGGATAAACAGAGAATATAAACCAGATTTTGTCTGTCCATTTCTATTTCGCTTTGTAACGTTTGAATCATTGTAAAGCTTTTTAAAGTTATCCCCTCCTTTGTCCAAAGCGTTTGATGTTGATCCCATCATACACTTGCCAATAATTCTACTACCCAATCTTAGACATGTCTTCGTAACACGCCAGTTGTTTAATATGTTATCAGGTCTCTCCCACTTACCAGATTCATCATGTACTAATAGTGCTAATTTTTCACCATCATAACTGTTATCTCCAGTATTCTTCCAATCTATCGTTGTGTCCAATCCCTTAAGCTCTTCCAGCTTCTCCTTAGACGCTATCTTCTTACGAGTAAACTTACTCGCTGGAACTCTATATGCTAGTTCGGTTTTAGGTCGATCCATACCATCTTGGATCGGTTTAAAAAAGAAAGGATAGTTTATAGATATAGGTACAACCTTGTCTGTAAACATCTTCTTAGCATCACTACCCGTTTTGGATAGTATTCCATATCTACTATCACTCGATATTGTAGCTAAATTAACCGCTTCAGCCGAACTCATGAAAGAAAATCCAGAACGTCTATTCTTGAGGTAGCACATTCCGTAACATCTCTTATCAGCTTTGCATGCCTCCCAAAATATAAAGAACAATCTATTGGCCTCTCTAAAATCTGGAGCGCCAACGTCAATCTTGCTCCACTGTAGATACATATAGTGTGTTCCAACTATAAAAGTATCTACTCCATTATTTTTAAACCAGAAACCTTCATCTCTTCGTTTGAACTCCTCGTCGATATAATCGTACCATTGCTCTTTTCGCTCTTCTGGATAATCCCTCCAGTCGAAAATATTTTTCAGTTTGTCTAACTCCTTTGGGTTTTGAAATTTCACCCATCTATTATCCGGATGTTTAAATACTTCCTTTGGAGCTTTAGGTAGTGCTATCTTAAGGTTTTGTATCTCATATATCTCTCCAATCTGCCCTGTTTTAGAAATAACTACAACATCGTGCTCTTTGTTGTAGCCATACTCCCACTTCTTAGACTTATTGAGACGACTGATCGTAGTCCTCTTAATAGGTTCGATTATTTTATATAAACTTTGCTCGTACATTATTTCGATCTGCCTTCCGCGAAGCCCTTAAATACTCTGTCTTCTTTCTTTTCAGATGTCTTTCCTTCCAAAAGACCTTCTTCTTCTTGTATACGGTTGAGGATTTCAAATGCATCAAATATAGCTAGTTTTTTAGTAGCCGCAGCATTCTTCAGTCTATCTGCCGATATATCATCGTCAGAATCTACAATAGCTTCTTTAGCTACCTTAATCAGCTCTTCAACTGCCTTGTGCCCAGCTTGGATTATACTCTTCTTCGTCTCCTTGATATTCATACTTGATTGTGATAAAATTTGATAATACTCTATAAAGTCTCTCCCCGTCAACAATAAACTCGTACTTAGAATTAGGTCTTAACCCGACTAAATCGCCCACGTTCACTGTGCCATCTGAGTACTTAACTATACCAACTAAAGGTTTTTCCGGGTCGATATTGAACTTATCTGTAGCCTTTATAGGTTTTACGAAGCAGAATCCCTTAGGAGCTTTCCACTCTCCGTCTCTCTTGGTTAAGAAGATCTGATCCATAGAAATCACATACGTGCTCTCGTTAAAGAAGCTTCTGCTATTTTTCTCACGACCCTTAACGTCGTGCCATCTGCGGAAAACGTTATGGTGCACTATAACCGTGTCGCCAACCTGTATATCTGTATCACCAACCGTGGGTAGGGAAACTACAACCGCTTCTCTGTTCACGTGTTTGTGATTAAATATTTCGGTATTTAGAATAAGTTCAGAATCTCCGACTTTAACCTTGTTGTTATACCTCTCCCCTTTCGGAGTGACAACAAAATTATAAACGCTCTTCATTAGTATTGTAGATTATACTCCACTGAGACCGCCATGTTTTTATTGAAGTCTTTCCAAGGGAGAACGTCTTTACCTTTTCTAATGTAAACGGAAAACTTATCGCTTTCCTCTACAATATCACAGATAGTATGACCGCCATACACTTCTTGCCCCACGGCATAGTGCATAGCGTCATTCTTATAGTCTTTACCGATACTAATCTTTCTTATCAGCTTCGACATCTTCTTTGTAGTTTATAGTTCCAGTTTGAATATCAATATCGTAAGTTCCATATTCTTTCTCAAACTCTCCTTGCATAATAGTTAGCTGATCTTGGATGGTAGCTATGTTGTGTAACAACCCGTGCTTTCTAGTCTCGATCATACCTAAATCTAATTGAGCTCTATTAATTGCGTTTACAATTCCTTGTACTTTTTGCAACTGCTCGTCAGTGACCTTCTCTGCTTTAGGTTTAAGGTCTACAATTTTCTCCTTCTTAGGAGTTTTTACTTTTGCCATGATTTAATTTAATTTAAGTTAATTGTTTATTATCTGCAGTTTTCTACGGCTGCAACTACCCCGTTTGTTATTTGTATACTTGCAAAGTCTCTACTATTAGCGGTTACTTTGTAAAACCCGTTTTCCAACAAGCCTCTCCTGTCGTCAGCTCTTCGTGATTTATAAACTTTATCCCCAACACTTGGAGTTGACCCACTACCATTGTGGTAATATGTTTTATTAAGAGAGTCTCTAGTTCCGCAAGCAGCGCGAGCTTGAACTGTTGTTCCAGTGATAGAGCCATACCCCTTCGCCATAACAACTTCTTTGCGTCTTCTTACTAGTATAGGCTTATTTTTACCTCTCGCTTGTGCGGAGCTGTTAGCGTTACCCAACGCCATTAGTATCCGAAATAAGCAATTATACCCCCATCAGTATCAGCGGCGGCTAAAGATGCTACTGACCATCTTCCGTATATAGTCATACCAGCTGCAAAGCTAATGCTAGAATCTACAGCTTCACTATTACCCCCAGTATTACCATTAGCAATACCAAAGTAAGCATTGTTGCTTTCAGTTCCACTATACACTACAGAGCTTGACGTGTCTGCTGTTAGCTTATCAAACGTAGTAGCGCCGATCATGGTTATAGCGACAATTACCATTCCATCTGGTGGAGTTAAATCCTGACCATCGTCATTGTGCATGTGAGCACTGCCTAATTGGCCAAAGTTGTAAGCTGTGCCTGTTGAGTTAATTCCCATAATTTTATTTTTTTACTTTTTCAAGGCTACGTCCTCCGAAATAAGCCCCGATTACTGTTATTAATACTAGTTGAAGAAGATCTACATACGAGTCCTTCACATTAAAGTTAATTGCACCAGCATCAATAAAAATTAATAGCATCGTGCATACTATTAAGAATATTAACGTCATTGGACGTACATTCTTGCTAAGCCATGAATCTGACTTTAAATCTGCTTCCCAACGAGATGTGATGTTCTTTTCCATCTCAACCTCATAGTTAGCAATTAATTCTTTTATTTTTCTTTCCGCTTCGAGCTTCTCTTCTTTCGATGTAGTTAAATTATCTACAACTCCTCCTACGCTCTTGATGAGTTCTCCTGCTCCACTG